TGAATTCAATGCGGCACACGGATTGCACGGCTGTTTTATAAAATTGAATCCCTTAACAAGACTAGGAAGTTGGTTGTAATCTACGTCGGATATTTTGCTTACAGGAGCGCCGGTAATCCCGTCATTACCCATACTATGAACGCGTACCAATTTATCCTTATTACATTGAATCAAGTCATTGTCATTACTAATTAATCCGCTATTGATACCATACGTCCCGCGCCCACTATATGGGTCAGCTGCGGAGGGAGACGTGCCATCAATATATGACCCATGTATTAAAAACAGACCCTCTATCTCGTTAAATGCAATCATTTGCAATATGGATTTTTCATTGTAGATGGTTCGGTCATCATTCATAGATTTCAACGATCCCTTTTTTGTAATCGTGCTACGTGAAATGGCATCAGTGTATATGTCTTGTGTTCTTTTGCTCCAGGGCCACATACCAGTGTTGATTAATTCTTCGGCTTCCTTTTGCGTAGCCTGTTGCTGAATCATGTCCATATCAAAAATAACATCTGGATTTTGAGTAGCCTGTACACGAATAAATTCCTTTATAATTGGTTCGCTCCATTTGTTCACACGTTTATTTACATAAATTTCAGGTCCAATACCATCCGTTTGATATCCAGCATTACTGCTGTAGACAAGATTCAATTGCGCGAGGGCATTTTTTTCTACATCTTTATTCGTAAATGGTTCTTTCCGATTAAACAATTCAAAGAATCCTAAATACTTTATAAAAATCAACAAAAAACATACGATTACTATCGACCATATCAATTTATTAGAGAACATTATATGCACTATAATAAATAAGAATATTTTATTCATTTGGATGGCGAAACTCCCGGCGCATCAACGACATAATGAGAGAAGTTGTACAAACCAAGAAAAAATACGGCTAGAGCCAATGAAACCACAACGTTTTTCATGGCAGTTAAAATGAGAATGAATAGTAAAATAAGATTTCCGACCATTGTGTTGAATAACGATGCAAATAATTCTGGAACAGCGTAGAATATAATCCATATTCCAATCAATAACGTCAAAATTCCTACAAATAAACTTTGCTTAGCTTGTATATTTTGAAGCATTGCCATATCTATATAATAAATGTATAAAAAAGTGTAGTACACCTACTTTCTAGAGACACGGGTTTTTCGCGCACCAACAGGTCGTTGTTTTTTGGACTTGTTTGCACCACCACCCATTCTTCGTCGTGTGGGTTTTGGCGCCTCTTCCGCGCTATCAGCATCATCAGTTGATGTGAAATTATCCCACCAACTACTACCACCATTCTTTTCACTTTCTTCATTAGATTCATCGTCATCGGAATCATCGGCATCACGATCATCATCATTTTTGTTTAATGCAAGATATCCTAATCCGCCAACTAAAGCAGTTCCAATAAAAAGCGCAAAACGTTGAATCATTGCTTAATACCCCAATATAAAAAATTATACGTATATAAACACAAAATGATTTATATTTTATTATATATTGCGAAATGAGTTTAGTAGAAAATTTAGAGGTTGACATAATAGATTACAATGGCGAAAAATGTTTTCAAGTACTCACTGAATATATTAACAACACAATGTGCAATATATTAGTTAAAAGAATAGATACAATATATACCAATAGTGGTTGGGACGACAACCTCCATATTTTTGCGCACGACCATAATGGAAATAGTCAAAAAATAAGAATAGGTAAATCATCAAAACAACTAAGGAGTTTGTTGAATGTAGAGTTCCCATTTCCATTTTGTCTGGTGAAATCAAATAAAAAGTTGGACGATGTTTGGTACAAAAGTTATAACAGATTTGATGTAAATCATCATTATATTCATCATATAGGTCGCGATCATTTCAACGAGCTTTTTAATACAGATATAGTGCATTTGCCAGCAAGCTTGTTTGCCATAGGAATGAAAGACGGAGGTGCGTATCAGTATCACGATAGTTATGGCGGGTATCCCTGGTCTTATGAAATAAACCGCACGATTGATTATATAATAAATGCGGCATTTGATAAAACGCCGGGGAAAACGCCCCGAGATTTTTATTGCATACTTTGTGCGTTGGATGGTTACATAGAATCCTGTTATCCATCAGAACGTAATGTTCCCAAGATAATTGAAAGCGATGAATACCGCGGACACGCATTAATATATGTTCCACAGGGCGATTCAAACTTATATCCAGTGTTTCATAAACAAAAATATATATTAGCGCAATCAACTCACCCTGACACGGCGTATACTATTGCAGTTCCCGATAGGTATTATTATGAATTGAATCAATATAATTTGTATCGTTCAATTCACAGAGGAATACCCTTTAAAAATAAGATTTCAAAAATAGTATATGCAGGTAATGACCGAGGAAGTAAATACAATTTCACAAAGCGACGTGATATCAGCGTGTCTCAGCGTGCGTATTTTAGCAGTGATTCAGTGCCAAAAGAGAATATACATGCCCCGTCGCACATAGAGCGCAATGATATGATAAATTACAAGTATATATTGGACGTAGACGGCAATGCGAGCACATGGGATGCAACTGCATGGAAATTAAATTCAGGATCAGTAATATTGAAAGCGGATTCCAATTGGGAGCAGTGGTTTTACAAGGAATATAAACCTTGGGTGCATTACGTGCCAGTAGCGGATGATTTCAGCGACATACAAGAGAGATATAAGTGGTGTGAAGCGAACCCAGAAAAGTGTGAGGAGATAATACGCAACGCAAAGGAGCTTTTTCAAACAATATACAGACACGAGAATGTGCTAAAATATGTGCGCGACTTGTTAGACCTTTTGATGAATGAACAATCGCGTAATTATCAAGATATAAAACTATGGAAAGAGATTCCAAAAAATACCACAAAATTAATGTCCAATGCAGGGTGGGGCTTGTCAGATGGTCTGACATTATTTAAGAATTATTGTTGCTGGGTGTTTGAATATTATCCGTCCAGTGATAATAAGGTTCCTCATAAATGTTGGGGAAATCCACATAAACTACCCGAGACAATCTTTGTTAGCGTTGATAGTTTTAAATTTTTTTACAATAACATATATCACCTACTTCCTGCAGATCATAAATATATTTTAATTATTGGTGCAAGTGATTATACTATACCTGTAAATATAGATGTTAGATGGGGTGAATATGATAGGATATGTAAATATATGTGGGATGATATAATAAATAATCAACAGATATTACATATTTTCGCAACTCATTTAACAATAGAGGCATCTAGTAAATGTTCGCCACTTCCCGTGGGATTTAATCCAGCAGAGCATGCAAACAATGATGTAGATGCATTATTATTGACAAATGTAAATCTTGACATAATGAGCAAGGATATAAAAATATGCATGTGTTGTCGTACTAGAGAATGGGAAAGCGCACAATGGAATGAGAGACTTCATGTAAGAAATATGTGTTTAAACTCATCATGGTCTGCTTTTTCAGTATGCGGTGATATTGAGAGATTGCATTTTTTTGATAAAATTCAGTCATATTCATTTTTGATGTGTGTTCATGGAGGAGGTATGGAACCGAACCCAAAAGCATTCAGTGCAATTTATTGTGGAATTATACCGATTATGAAACGTTTTATAAATTGTGAAATATTATACGCCGATTTACCTGTGGTATTTGTGGAAGATTGGAAAGAAGAGTATATTACATTAGAAAAATTACAAAAATGGCGTGAAGATCTAAAAGAATATTTTTACGATACAACCAAACGAGAAAAGGTAGTGGAGAAATTAACATCAAAGTATTGGTGGGATTATGTAATGCAGCGAAGTTATAGAGAGAAAAGATAAAATGAAATATATATAATCAAACGATGAATGAGTATATATATTGATAACTGAACCCTTAAGGTGCGCCCGTTTCAGACGTTCCAAGAAATCCTGTGCAGGGTGCGCCATTTCCATTTACGCGAGGAGGATAAGGCGCCAATTCAGGCGGAGGATTGGCGCATCTACGCTGAATCTTTAATGTGTATTGACTAGCGGTTTGAGGTTGTTTAATCGTTTTGGTATAAGGACCGCTAGCAGCCATAGTATTATATTTGAATCTTGCCGCAGAAGTGCTACACAAAGTAGGACTACACAATACTTTATGCCCGACGTATTTGGCCTCGGCATTCACATCAGTGACACAAATATTTGCAGCCGATACTTCTTGTAGATAAACGCCCTGCGAGGCAGAGTCGGTTTGGTTGCCAGTATAAATGGGTTTGACCCAGTAATTGGGGTATTGGCCGTTATATAAATATCGGTATTTCTTCTCCAACATTCCCTTGGTGCTGAGGACAGATGGTTTGACATACATGTATTGGTCGCCAGGGACGACGACGGATTCATTGACATTCAACGAAACCGACTCAACATATGTTCCACAACATCCACCATTTCCGATCGGATAAACCCCACGGAAAGGCGTGCCCTGTTTAGACATGCGCATACTTTGTCCCACATAACCTATATTTCGGTGCGGTCCATTGAGAGAAAACCCTTTTGGTCCATAACTTTCAATGGCAAGTTGAAGACCACGGGAGCTATGACCGAAAGGTCCCTGAGGAAGCCAATAGCCACCAGGTGGTTTACCACTTCTGTTGGACCCATACTGAATAACAGATTTCCTTTTCATTGCAACAATAGACATAATATAACATATAGAGAGATAATAACCCCCAAACAACCCCTCAAACAAACAATAATAATCGTGCGCTAGGCTCGGGATCAATACATCGTAAAATGAACCAATATAGCTTGGTATCTGCAATGAATTCAAGTCTCAGCTGCATTTTTGTACTCTTCTCATCATCCACAGCCAAGCAAAAAGTAATAAGCGAGCCTAAACTATAATATGCGGCCTTGTAGGTTGCATAAGAAGGAAGCGTCTTCAATCGTTGAATTTCAGGTGCAATATGCGCCAATTTCAATGAGAATGGTGTGGTAAACCAGATGCGTCCAAAGGCATCCACAGGCATGAGTTGTTCGATACCGATATAAATAAATGACGACTCATCAATAACAAGGATATTATCGAGGTTGAGCCAAGAGAATGTATGTGCGTATTTTTCTAAATAAAAGAGTTGTTGCCCAATACATTGCGCTAGTTTTACACCCTCAAAATACTGAAGCTTCTCTCTACGTTGAGAGAGAAGTTCTCGCAAGGAGCACACATTTTTTGCATAAAAGCTGGCATTTGTAAATGTTTGTGTAATGGTTATACCGCCACATAATTTGGAATCGGCGAATGCTCTGCAAAAAACTTCATTGGGTTCATGAAATGACAATACACAACGATTGCCAGTTATTTTATATGATGTCGTCGCGTTCATCTTCACGAGTATTATTAGTTTTCAATTAAATATCTTTATTTGAAAACAGGAGCAAAGTAATAATAGCTGTCCGAGGCCCATACCCCACAATCAGCGGGGTCCGTCTTTAAATGGGTCCATTAATGTATCTATAAATGAATTTAAAGCCATCGGGTTGATTAACTTTGTTTTATTACTACATCCCAGCCAGGCACGTAACCAATTTTTTTGAAGATATTCCTGATTTATAATTTCTTGTTGAAACATTTGGTCTATGACGGAAAACGCGGATTTCAATGCGAGAATGCCCTTAACCAAATCCTTCTTCATGTTGAATAAATACACTATACGCTCCTTTTCCGTCGCGGTAATAGAATTGCCCTTTGTATTCATATAACGTATTTCATTCTTCACATTTTTCAAAATAGTAATCGTCTTCTTTCGGTGGTCGTCAATCTTTTTAATGATGGAAAAAATATTCGTGTTGTAAATAATGGGATATTGCATACGAATAGTTCGCGGAATCAAAAATTGATTGGTTTCTTTGATTTCCGATATTTTTTTCTCCACATCGATCAGTTTGGTCTTCATTTTGGTATCCAATTCCTTCTTGTCAACACAAAGTTTGTCTTGTATTGCCTTTCTCTCT